CTTGCAAACCAGCCATCAATTTTTCTTCTTCTTTTGTTGGGTTGAGAAGAGCATTAATAGCACCACGTAAAGCTGTACCACCAAGTGTTCCTTTCAAACCTGCATCGGCCAATTTTCCAAGAGTACCCACCAAGTCTTCGAAGTCAGCACCGACACCGGCTGCAATTGGACCAACCAGCTTGAATCCTTCTCCTAACTCGATGAGATTTGTATTTGAAGTAGTAAATGTTTTGACGAGTACGTCGTTGACCGATCCAAGCTGGTCTATCTCCAAGCCAAAACCAGTGAGAATATTGGTCGTAATATCTGCTGCTTGACCAAGTTCGAGCGCGCCAGCTGCGGCCAAATTGAGGGTTCCTGGAAGTGCTTCTGTCGCTTCCTGTGCATCAAATCCTGCCATGCTGAGAAATCTCAAGCCTTCTGCTGCTTCACTCGCGGAGAACTTGGTTGTTGCACCCATTTTCTTCGCAATATCTGTGAGTTGTTGGAACTCTTCGGCAGTAGCACCCGAAACGGCTCCCACAGCACGCATTGTATCATCAAAGTCTGCAAAGACTTTTATGGTTGAACGTAGAAAAAGACCAGTACTCAGCGTGACACCCAACGCGGCAAACTTAGCCTGAATAGAAGTCAGCGTTCGCCCAACTCGCTTTACTCCATTGCCGAATTTGGTGAAACTGTTTTGCAAAGCCGCAATTTGACGGCCAGCAACACTTCTAAGTAATACTTGTATTTCTAATTTCTCGGCCATTAGGATTTTCTCCTCATGAAGCGACCCCAAGAATGCTTATCTGCAAACCTTGCAACCCTTATGGTATTCGCAAGGGACTTCTCTTTTGCTACCCTGTTTCGTTGGAATGTGTTAATTGCTTCTTGGAAAAAAGAGTACCCGTATTCGAAAACTCCTCTTCCATGACCCGCTTCGACAAGTCGACAGCATGACTCGAAAAGTCTGTAAGCAGATCTTTTGCCATGCCCAGAAGAGTCGCCGGCAACTCCATCTTCTGGGCCAGATCGAAAAAATGAGAATTTACCTCCCTGAGCATTTCCCAGATTTTGTTTATTTCAGATGGCGCCAATTTGAGAAGATCACTAACGGAAGTTCCTGGAAGAGCAAGGCTCATGAACTCTTTCAACTTTCCAGAATCACCAAAAACATTATCGATTACTTTTGTCAGCTTTATTTCATCAGCCTTTTCCTCAGCAGTTTCGGGCTGAGAATTGCTCCCGCCAAGTGATCCAGTCAGAAGATCAATAATCTCTTCTACCGTCAATTCCTTTGCGGTGTATTCCTTATCATCAATTTTCATACTCTTCTGCAATCTCATGTTTGCTCTTCTCCGGTTAAATATTACGTAGTAGTAGTCGTGGTAGTGGCGAACGTCGTGCTGAAGTATGGAGAATTTGGATTGTTCGCCACATCTGCCAGACCTTCGAAGGTATAGGACATCGTCATCCATTCTTCTCCAATCAACTGCAACGCTCCATTTGGAGAGAGGGTCCCACGCCAGAAACGCCATACCTGATTGGGGCCCAAGGGATTGTCCGAAACAAATTTGATCGCAAATTCCTTGTTGGTTTCTTGCAATGCTTGTACAATATTTGAACCGGATAAGGATCCCATGAGAAATCGGTTGACATTCTTTGTGGAAACTTCTTCGAGATCGAAGTTGAGAACATACTCCGATTGAATGACGGGGTTCTTGTCTTTTGTTCGAAACTCGGAACGAGAAGAGTAATGCGGGAGTTTTTCTACTGTGGGTTCGATTTCCACACTCGGCGCATTCCCCATATCCTCGTATCCTGCAGGATCGGTAGGAGGGGTCGTACCACTCCATTCTCCGATCCAGAGTATTCCCTTACCAATCGCATAAAGATCGGTGCTGTGGGCTTGTACCATTTCAGATACCTCCTGTATCGTGTTGATATTTAATTACTACATCCAATTTGAACGCATAGAACGGATCCCAATAATCCTGGTGGACTTCGGGATTAATATCAGTTGATTGAGCAAGTCCTCCTTTCCCTGGGTCTGAAAAAAGTGCTACCCAGATATCATCGAGTAGAGATGATAGTGTTGTATCCGGATTTACATTATCTTGAAAATAGCAGAAAAGACCGATAGTTAATTTGGAGATGAACACATCCTTTGCAGCTGGGTGTCGCGTCACTTTATGTTCTACTGGCTTTGGAAGCCCAGCAACGACGGCAATCACTGGGAACTGAGTGATTGCAAAGTTCTCCAGATCAGCTTTTGAGGGCAACCTTCTTTCTACGTGCTTGACTGCTGCAATTGATTCCAGTTCAGTCGTCACAATAGAAATGATTTGCTCACGTTTACTGTTAGCAGCCATCATTTATCTCCTTCTTGTCTGTCGGCGTACATGATTACGAATAATCTGCATTGCCATGAGACGATCTTCTCCACTCATTGCAAAAAACCTCCTGTGTTGATGCAGGAAGTATGCCTTTAACGGGTTCGGCGTACCGCTTGGATCTTGAGTATTCGCAAAAAATAGGGTTACCATGTCCTTCGTGGCTGTATGCGTCATACTACTCATCATAGAACCAGTATAGAACAAATTGACTTTTCTCCCCGTACGTCCCGTACGTTCTCTAAACAAACGATATTTCGGTGAGTACGGTTCGAAAGTATTCCCATCGACGTCCCTGCCCTCTGCAGTTCTCGCCTGAATACGTGCAATCAACATTAGACCTACTTCATCCATAACGCGTGCGTCTTGAAAATTTCTCAAGTACGACAAACGCCTGAGTACATCTCTGAGACCTATGAGAATAACTGGATCAGACACGAGTAAGTCTCCTCGGAACGTGATGGTATCTTTCGGTGTCAACAACTACACCCGAGCCATCCCAGTCATAATTGATTCCCGTCGCCAGCAGTATTTTCAATTCCTCATTGTACCGATCGCGGAATATTCTCATCTGCCTTTCGAAGGGATCACTTTCACCTGCATTCATAAGGTAGAGATAAGCCAACTCAAGGGTCTTATTGACCGATAGGTCTTTAAAATACCCTTCCTCTACCAAATCCGGGGAAAAAGCATTATCGCGCCAGTCCAATGAGTACTCCAGCGCTGCTTCCTTATACCACCGAACCTCAACGACGCGGTTGATAGCGGAAAATGCTTCCTTGTGTTTGAACGTCCAATCGTCAACACCAAGTTGGAGGATATTGGGACGAACTTCTACAAGATCGGCATCTACTGAGTAGACTGTTATTGCCATGACTTACCTCTTTATTTTTTGCCTTTTCGGCGTTTGATTTTTCTCACCTTAGTTTCTGATGGAGATTCTACCTGTTCCTTATGTTTAAGGGTCAGCATAGCAGGGCTGAGGTCTCCGTCACCGCTCGTTTCTTGAACGGCTGGGGGTTTCACCTGAGAAGTTTTTTCTGCCTTCTCCTTGAGCTTCTGCTGGGCAGCTGCAAGTCTCTCCTTATTGAGAATTGCCTCTTCCGTAATGCCAGGAGGTAATTGCTTTACATCACCCGTGAGTATTTCTCCTTTTTTGAAAAGGATATCGGGCGGTTCTGTGGCATCCAAAGAAATTCGAGGATACCCCAGTGCAATGAGCCGTTCAGCCAACTTTGGATCTTCAGTGTAAAACTGTCCTTCAACAAATTCGGCGATGGCTTTGTTCTCTTTTTTCCCCCAAACAATCGTTGCGAGATTTGAACGATAGAATCTATACAGTGTCGGTTGTGATGCCATTGGTTCACCTCACTTCATCATAACTACTACCTACGTCGTAGTGGTAGTAGACGTGGTAGTAGTAGTTGTGACCCATCCAGTGCCTGCCTCAATTGCATCATTGACATCTTTCGCCCAACGACGCATAAATGGAGGAACACCAAGATTGGTCTCCATTTGGTTTCTGTCGATTGTGCCCATAAAGGACCTCCTTTATCATTTCGGTTTTCGACTATTGTTTCAAATGAAATACTACCCTGCCAGAGTACTACTTAGGTGGTGGCAAGACTTGTGATGGTACCGTGATACTCTTCAGCACCGTAGTCGAGTCCGATCTGACCATAGATCTGGCCCTTCTCTGCGGCACCCGTTTTGCTCAGCTCTTCATAGAAGAGTACTCCCTTTCCCGGAACGGGAAGGAAAACAGGGGAGCAATATGCCATATCGGCAATGAGCAAGGTCGCGGCCGGGACGTACGGAGCCCAGACGACGCCGAGCATTGCGAAGTCGGTTTCAATCTGGGAAATGTTGACACCACCAACGTTCCGGTCTTGAGGAGCATACCCGTAAATCTCACTGATGCGCTGTTTGTTCAACGCATTGACAAACATCACGGGGTTGGAGAACTCGGCTCCGTTACCGGCCATGGTCCGCAGGAGCTGATCCACGAGA